ACTATTTGTTCCAGCGGAATAACTATTAAACGAACTTTGTGATTCAAATAAATTAGATAAATCTGTACTTCCAGAATAAAATGTATTTGCCGAAACTGTAATTGCAGAGATTGCACCCGTGAAAGTTGCTCCTGATAAATTTGCTTTTGTATTTAATTGACTATTCGTTAGAGCAGAAAAAGAATTAAAATTATTTTGTGATTCAAATAAATTAGATAAATCTGTACTTCCAGAATAAAATGTATTTGCCGAAACTGTAATTGCAGAGATTGCACCCGTATTTTTTATATATCTACCATCAGCAAATGATTTATGAATTAAGCTTAACGGCTCTAACGTAGTAGAGTAATCACTGCCATACATTATACCAACTGGGGTTGGCGTAAAATCCGTAAATGTTGTGTCTCCTTCAGATAGCGTAAACTGAGTAAGCTCTCCAATAAGAGTTAAGTCGCCAGCGTCGCCAGTAATTCCACCAGGTCCGCCATCAAATTGTATTCCAGTTCCACCATCAAATAGTATTGTACCACTTACTTGATTTGCGCTTGTATTACCAGATAAAGGTATATAATTACCATTTGAGTTTGCAATAACAGTCCAATTTGAAGGGTTAAAAGTCCCTTGCGTTTGGGTTGTGCATTGGTAAAGTATTCCATTGTAAATTGTGGTTGTTCCAGGTGCGTAAACTATTCCAGTAGAATATTGTGTAAGTCCAACAAGACTTAGATCAGTTTGCTTATTAAAGCTACTGTCTATTATATCTTGAAACTCCTGCCTAACGTCAAAAGCACTTATAAGCTCAGTGGTATTGTCTGGTATCCTACTATTATTATTTGCCGTTAAAGCGCTGGTTGGTAATAATGCCATTCTATTTGTTTATTATAAATATCAAGAAAAAATTAAAAACTGTATTTTGTATTTATCGGGTTTTTTCCGTAAGTTGATTGAAAGTCTTTTTTACCGCCACGCATATAGTAATGAAAGTCAGTTTTTAAAAATTCACAAACGAAGTAATCTATTGTATCAGAAAAATGGCCGTACTTTTGGTATTTGATCTTTGTCTTATCGTCCGTTGTCATTTCCTTGTACTTTGTGCCGTCAGCGTCCTGTTTCAAATAGCTCAAATCCTGTATTGTCTTTTTACAGGTAGTATTTATTTTAATGGTAATATCTTGCATCTCACCATCCAACAGTGCGTTTATAAAATTACAACGCATAGCCACAGAGGGATTTTTTAGCGCAACTCTCATTATCGGGCGAAACTGAGCAAGCTCTTGCTGGACGATAGAGTAGTTGTTAAATCCCTTTTCCCTTGTAGTATCGTCTTTTTTTCCTGTGCTATCACCATACACGTACAACCCTGCTTTGTGATTATCGTATTTATACCGAAGCTCCCTACAGACGTCAGCAGTATGATTTTTTGGATATGGAAGTTGTATTTCATCAATCAAAAAAAGCTTTTTACCTATCGCTTGCCAAACAGTAATTGAACAGCCTGGATTTACGTTAAAGTCCAAACTTACATGTAACGGTAATTCGGGTTGATATTCCAATTCACAAACATGTCTACTATGACGGAAAGATTTATAAAAGCAACCCTCTGAACTCTCGCGACCCCACTCGCCAAGCCCATATATTCTATAGTAGTTTTCATCGTTTTTCATTCGCTTTTCGATAACCGTCTTGTATTCCAAGTCAATTAAAGCATTGTCTTTATAAGTGCTTTTTACGATGGTGCAATTGTCAACTTTACTGTCAAAGAACTCAGGTTTCAACCAATGATCTTCATTAATTGGGTTAAAGCAGATTATTATTTGCTTATAATTTTTTGTTTCGCCTCTTAATCTTAAATCTAATTGTAATAAATCTGTCCTTTCAAGTTCTGTCGCTTCCTCAATCCATATACTAGTAATTCCATCAACTGATTTTAATTTTTCAACGTCGTCGCAACCAAAAAAAACAAATTCATTAGCTGTTTTATTGTGCTTTATTTTAAAATCGTTATTTAATATAGTGAACTCTGAGGTTAAATTATAGTCAGAAATTAATTTTAACAGTAAATTCCAAACAGAACTTTTAATTGTAGCTTGCACCTTGCGTATTACCATTATTCTATGACCTTGCTCAGTCGTAAGTCTTAATAATAGTTTTTGACACGCAAAATAAGATTTGCCAGAGCCAGCACCACCAAATAATACCAAATACCTGTCTTGATTTGCTAGCAATGGAAGATATATCTTATTTATTTCCATCTTCTTTTGTTATAGTTTCAATCAACAATTCTTTTTCACGCAATTCTATTACATGCTTTGGTTCGGCTTGCTTTATTACCCAAGTCCTTAGTTCTTCTTTCGTGCTGGTAATATCAATTGTCTTTTCAGTCTGTTTTGGGGTTAGGTATGGTAGGGCTTTAACAATAACGTTAAGCCTATCCAATGGCTCAAGGTTATATAAGTCCAATTCAAACTTATCGCTCTTTAAATAGTAATCAACAACCTTAGCCAGCTTTTCTTTAATATCACTGCCAACCTTGTTTTTGGCACCCTTTGGCCTGCCTCCCTTTGGGGCTTTACCTTTCTCAAATTGATGGGACATACTTTTTGATTATAAATAAGCTGAGTTATTTATAAAGAAAATAGAATGTACTTTTTACAACCAGCAGATTATAATAAGCAGATAAGAGGCGACAACCTTAATTTAATTACTGATAATGATTATACTATACTGCCAGCGGGTGAGCTTGTGGCACTGCAAGAAATGACCTCCTATTTAACCCAAAGGTATGATACAAGTTCAATATTCGCTTATACCAATCAATACAGCAATACTGTAACCTATAATGCAGGAGACAGGGTATATTCATCTACCACGGCAAGCACATTATACTTCTATTCCAATTTAAGTGGTAATACTGCAAACGATCCATCAAATACAATTTATTGGACGCAAGGCGATAATAGAAATCAACAAATAGTATTATACGCAGTTGATATTACTCTTTACCATATACACAGTAGAATAAGTCAAAGGCAAGTTCCTGACTTGCGAGTAACGAGGTATAACCAAGCTATTGACTGGCTGAAGATGGTTGCCAAAGGGGATATTACGGCAAATTTACCACCTATTCCAAACGCAAGTGGTCAAACTGGATGGTCAATACGTTACGGAACGGGTTATTTAAGCTCTAATAATTATTTCGCATAAAATTTTCTACTATTTATTTAAAACAAGATTCAATGGCATTAAAAGATATATTCTCAATATTTAATAAAACGGCGCCGATAAAAAACGCATTACAACAATCAAGCTTGATGCAATTGCAGGAAATGAAAAATGAGCCTGCTCCCGTGGTTGATGTAAAAAAACAGTGGATACCAACACAATTAATTAGGCAAGAAAGCGTTGATGCTAAACGGTGGTTTAGCGCTCTGAGGATGGCGGAAAATATAGTTAACCCAACCCGCTATAATCTGCTAATGATATATAACGATTGTATCACTTACGACCCTCATTTGTTTTCTCTCATTTCAACACGAAAAAATAAAGTTTTATCAAAGGAGTTTAAAGTAGTAGATAAGGAAGGTAATGAGCTGTTTGATAAAACGGAACTATTAAAACATAGTTGGTTTTTCAACTTTATGGATTTGGCTCTGGATTCAACCTATTTCGGACATTCACTAATTCAATTTTCCGATATAGTAGACGGTAACTTCACAGAGGTTGAACTTGTACAAAGGCAACATGTACGCCCTGAGTTTCAAATAATAGTTGATACATACGCTCAATTTACGGGAACAAATTATAATGACCCAAATAATGCTATTAGTGAATGGGTGATTGAGTGCGTTTATAAAAATAGGCACGAATTAGGATTGCTAAATAAAGTCTGTCCTTATGTTCTATATAAAAAATTGGCAATACAAGCGTGGGCGGAACTAACTTCACGCTTTGGAGTACCTCTAAGAATTGGTAAGACTGCAAATATTCTGGACGAATCTTTACGCAACAACATGCAAAACATGTTACAAAATATGGGTAACAGTACTTGGGGCTTGTTTGCGGAAGGGGATGAAATAGAGATAATAGAAACCAAAGTAAAAAATGGAGAGATGTTCGAGACGCTGTTGCGTTATATTGACGAACAAATATCTAAACTTGTTCTTGGCGGTACAATGGTAAGCGATAATGGTAGTTCGAGAAGCCAATCAGAAGTACACGAACGTACGGCAGAAGAATACTGCTCAGCTGACTTGCAATTTATAACAAGGCTTGTTAATGATAAGCTATTACCATTAATGAGCTTTCACGGGTTGGGCTTTGAGAACTTGTTTTTTCAGTTTGATAATACCGAAAAGGTAACCATTGATGAACAATTTGCTTTTGACAGCAAACTGTTAGATTATTATGATATACCAACTAATTATATTTTGCAAAAGTATGGTACTCCCGTTGAGGCAAAAGCGCAACCAGCGCAATTTAAACAAGAGATAGCAAGCGAAGATGAACTAAAAAACTACTCACCTCTAAATTTTCTGAAGCCACAGCGACTATAAACGGTTGTTGTGGCGAAACTAATATTTACAATTACGTAACTGGCTCAACCTTCACGGCTATAAACGCTCACGCCGAACAAATGGCAAAGGACGTTTACAACAAAAAAGAACCCGATTCTATTGTTGATGAATCTCTTGCTTTGCTTATCGCATCCGCACTAATAAAAGAGTTTGAAGCTGAAACCAAAGTAACGACTTTACTAGTAGAAGAAAATCTAACTCAATTTGCAGTTCACAAAGCGTTTTGGAATGAGAAAGAAATAAGGCAGTTAATAATAGCAAACCCAAATATAAGCTTTGAGGCATTTAAGGAACAGGCAAAAAAAATAAATGAGTTATACAATGATACTCACCTAAAGACTGAGTTCGATACCACGAAGCGAAGCGGTGAAATGTTTCGGCAGTGGCAAACGATAGAATCAGAAAAGGAAACAAAGCCATTCTTACAGTATAAAACGCAGGAAGATAGTAGAGTTAGACACGACCATAGTTTATTAAATGATATTATTAGACCTGTAGGAGATGATTTTTGGCTTACTTTTTTTCCTCCTTGTGATTATAACTGTCGTTGCTACGTTATCGCACTTGAAAAAGCGACAGTAACGCCCGTGAATATCGTTAACAGGAACTTACTGTTAAATAAAAAAATATCAAAGCAAGACGTTGATCCCGTATTTAGGAATAACGTAGGTAAGACGAATGAAGTTTTTACAAAAAAACACCCTTACTTTAAGGGTATCAGTAAAGAAGAAAAAGAGGTATTGGCTAAGACGACAAAAAAAATATTGGCGCGTCTTCAATGAAAAGCCCTTTGGTCGAATGCAGAGGAAAACCCACTTCCAAAAGCTAGTTTAGGATAGGCAGTAGCAAAGTTAATCCCTTTTGTGGTTACATAAGTTACCAAAGTCTGAGCGCTAACATTACCATAACCATTAGGCAGAGCTATTGTATTGTTAAATACGTTGGCGTTCATATTTCTAAAACCGTTTTGCATCATTAATTGATAGGCCGTTGATACGTCGCCATTAACCTGTAATGCCAAATCAAATAAACTCTGAGCTTCATAAGTTGAGTAAGTAGTGGCCGAAGGTGGCGAAGGGTTATTACTTACATTAAGAGTTACGTTATTTTGAATAACAGTAGAATCGTAAGCCAAACTATATTGAGTTGTCGCGCTATTGATTGCGGTTATTCCTGAGTTATCCAATAATAACTGATAGGCATATTCTGGACTGCCATAAACCAAAGTGGCCACGTCAAATAAATTTTGTCCGTCCCTAAGTAGGTAATTACTGTCTAGTGGCATCGATTTGAACATTAAAAAATTGATCGACTGTAATTGAGTTAACAGTAAAGCCATCAGATTGTAATTGCACCGTGATTAATCGTTTTAATTCACCAGCCAGCCCAGGAGAGTTTAAGTACTGTTCTATACCAACCCCAAGAGTGGGGAACTGCTTCCAATATCCTGCATAAGCGTTTATTGTATCTTGAATATTTTGTGGATCGCTTGCGCCAACAACAAAATCCCCGTTTTCAATTAATAAATCCCCATTACTATCAAGTAAAAAATCCTGTGCCTGCATATTCTTTTTATATAAATAGGTTGGCAAGCCGACCTGAGATTGTAGTTAATTCAGTTACGGCAGTTGTGAAGCTTACTAAATTAGCTGGTTGCGTGGTATTCGCTCCAAAAGATGAAGCTATTACTGTTATTTCAGAACAAGCGGTTGCAACATTACTAATTTGAGTTATCAAGTCTTTTAACAGTTGGTTTAAATCGTCCGTAGATGTTTTTAAAGAGTAACTTTGAACCTGAGAAAACATACTGATAAAAGCATTTTCTTTGCTTAAAAAAGTAACCATAACAATAGAATTAACCATAGGAATTACAACAAAGCCAGTGTTAGTATTGTCAGGTGAGAATTTAACGTCAAACAGTTGAGGGTCGCCATTTATAGGCGTTACCACGCATACGTTATTGGTTGTATCAACCGAATTAACGGTACACAATAATGAGTATGTTTCTTCATCGTCACTTGCCAATATCTTAATTGCATCCTGAATATTCATTTTAGCTTAATCTTTGATCTACTGTAATGGTTTGCCTGCCTCCATCAATTCCAAATCTTGTTTCAACTTCTTTTATCAAATAGTTACCATTACGCTCAGGTACTGCGCTGGATGAAAGATTGCAAACGTATTGGTGTCTTGCCTGTGGCATTAAGAAGGTCGTGAAACTCCCCTCAAAGCCCGTGTATTTGTATTTTGGCAACTCATTATTACCAATAGTCGCCAAAGAACTGTCAGGCATATCAAAAACATAGTAAGTGCGTTCTTCGCCATCCCCGTCGCCAACTTCAAAATTTGTTTGCTTATTTGTAAGAGTATTGATGTTAACCACCTTCAGTTTTATTTTCACATCGCTTGCGTTTTGAAATAGTAAATCATTTTCAATTATAACGTCCTCAAAAGCGTAACTTACCGTTTGTTGTAATGAAGGATAATAAGCAAGTCCAACGTATAGCATACCATCACGAATGAAACTATTTATTCCATAGTCTTTCCGCAACATGTCCCAGACCTGCGCACCCGTTACATTCTTTAATCTTATTTTACCAAGATCAATTGAAGGAATTTGCTTGCTTACTGTTAGTGCAGGCCATAAAGTAGAGCTTGTATATTGCGAAATGATATAATTTACCAGTTGTAAAAGGGTTGTATCTTTAAAGCTCGCTGAAAAACTTTTTGTTTTGAAAATATACATTAAGTCCTCACATTCAATAGTAATTGGAAGTGATGGGTTTACTGTTTTAACATAACCATCAAAGTAAGTTGCGTAAACTCCATTGTAACCCAGTTCTATCTTTACCCGTTGGCCATTATGAAAAATGCTGTTTGTACCATTTGTAATTGGCTTGCCATTGAAGTTTATTTTTTTCGGAATTATAATGGTGCAAATGTCCGTTAGGTAAGTCCACGAACTTTTAATAGTAATATCAGTTACAAAGTCGAATACATAAGTACCTATAGTTATTTTACTGTTGAGATTAAACATGTTATTTTAATTGTAAAGACAAAGGCGCATCGCTCCAAGCCGAAAAATCATAAGCTATTGCATTAAGCATACCTTCCACCATTTTAAAAGATTCACTTGTAATTACTATTTGATGAATGTTGAAGATGTTGTTAAGGAAATTAGAAACAACCACCAAAGATTGGTTTTGTGTTAGCATATATTCTAAAGCCTTTGTGTCAGTCAATGGCACAACATCAGGAGTTTGTGATAACAACAATCCCCTAAAATTTATCGTCCAGTCGCCCAAGTTTATATATTCCTTAATTGATGAATCTCTACCCTGTACAAAAGTTCTAATAACATTATGCTCACGTTGTACATCAACCAGTACCGTTTGCAATATCACTGGATGCAAAAAAGAGGTATCACTATTTAGATAAAGTCGAACGTCTACGAATACTGGCGTACCAATATAACTAGTAGAAAGAGGGGTGTCTGTTTCGGTTTGTTCTTGTTGGTTCTGAAATTTCTTAACTATAAGAGGCAAACCCAAACTTGTAAGCGTAAGTTTTGCTTGGTCAAATACAACCGTTCCAGTACCTTTTGGAAATGGGTTAAAACTTTTATTATTAGCTGGCTGTTCTGGTGGTAATGTAAAAGGCATTTATATAAACGCTTACAAGGCATTTCATATAAATAATACTTAGTTACGCAGGTCGTAATCTCTGAGAATCGTTAATTGCAGTACCCAAAGCCTCAACAACCAGTTTATAAATTTGCTGTTTGCTCTCTGTCATATTATTTGTTGTTATCTCAAATTTATCAATTAACTTTTCAATCGTTATACTCACATTGCCACCGTGAGCGCGCTCATTGCTTATACTGCCAATATCACTCCCAAGCTTTCCACCAGTACCAGAACCGCCACCTTTACCACCGCCCGCATCTGTCGCCATTTGTTCAATGGTTTCATCTTTTGCTCCCGCTCCTTTTTTTGCTCCAAAGAAATCTTTTATTTTTCCGTCATAA